CGTACCAAACGGAGTACATTCAACCAAACTGCCTAGTGTTGCTGACATAATAGCTCCATTGAGCATGAAGGCGCCATTATTATTCATGTCAGGATATACATAATCTACTTGATAGCTTTTTAGTTTTTTAAATTCATCATTATACAAATTGATAGTTCGCACTCGTTGATTGCCAGCAATAGGAACGATACTTACATAGGTGCGTGTAATCCAATCATAGTCAATATTAAATATTTTCTCTTGCAATGTAATGGTTTTTTCTATTGCCATAGTATCGGCATTGATAACCGTCAAATTGTTGCCGTTTTTTAGTCCGTTGGCGATGTAAATCTTATTGGTAAAGCGATTGTACGTCATCGTATTACAATGCCCTAGGCGCTCAGAATCCGTAAATTTATAGGTCCCTACTTTTTCAAAGGTGTCAGGATTGAGTTCATAAAGAATTTGATTAGTACCTTCACCATTGATACAAGCCAGTACAAATACATTCTTTTTAGAATTGTAAGTAAACCCTTGGCATTGATTGACTTCCGCATCATACGTAATGTTTTTCACAAACGCGATATTGGATGCACCTTTTAACATTGGTGTTTCTGTAGGATAATACGGCTTGATGTTGGTATATACACCCATATCCATTACAGAACCTACTGTATTAAAGGTTAAGTGTTCAGTTAGTTTGTATTGTCCATTTGGCACTAATAGAATTTTATTAGCCAAATTATCATTAGCACGTTTAAATGCAGCAGTATCATCGGTTACGCCGTCGCCAACTGCTCCGAAGTCTTTAACTGACACAATACCATTTAACGATTCTTTTCCAATGTATTTAGCATCTGCTTCAGATTTGGTTACAATTCCTTTGCCACCGGGTATTGCTATTTCTTCAGCTTTAGCAGCTGCTACCTCTGCACGTTTGGCTGCATCTTCCGCTTTCTTGGCATTTCCTGTACTCGAGATTTGTTTATTATCAATATCGGACTTAATATTGCTAGCTTTTGTAACTAAATCATTGATATTTTTCTTATCGGTTTCCGCTTGTGCCGCATATGCCTTTGTGTTATCTGCTAATACTTGTGTTTTTTCAAACGTATCAGCACTTTGAATAAGTGCCGTATTAGCAGTTGCTAATTTATCATCTACTGTTTGAGATAATGCATTGATATTGTCGTTAATGGCTGTTAGCTTTGTTGCATTATCTTGTACTTCACTTGCTTTACTTTCTGCAGTTAATGCGGCTGCAATTGCTTTTTTGGCCGCCTCTACAGAATTATCTACAATATCACGTGCAACTTGATTTGGGTCTTCGTCAGCGCCTACATTAATTTGTAAGGTGCGATCTAATTGTTCTTTCATTTCCTGAAGAATTAGAATGACTTTATCACCCATACCTTCAATATGATTGTAGGGCCATTTATTGGCTAATTCTGTAGTTTGTGAAATTGGAGTTCGTCTGATTAAAACAACTTTATAAGTTGCCGGCAATGGTTCACCAATACTTGGATACGTTAAAGTTTTATTTTGTGCATCATATAAGATGTTCCCTGTTTGCTCCGTATGTCTCCCATCTTCATCAACTAGAATAAGGTTAATGTCTTTTATGTTATTAAAGTCATATGGCCAAATAAAAATCTTGTTAACCCCATCACATTGATATTGAACAACTGGATTGTTGACTTGTGGAATCACAATATCCCGCCTTTCTTTGCATATAAAGAGGACTACCTACAATTAGGTAGTCCTTACTTTTACTGTTTCTTTTTCTTTTCTTTTTTAGTCTTTAAACGCTTGTCTAACAAAATCGACATGAATATATCTTCAATCTTAGCGTCCGTATCGGTTAAACCTGCACGCAATAACGTCCAAAATGCATCCGTTACAGTATCACTAAAACCTGTTATACGGTTAGAAACTTGACTGAGTGAACGTCCTACATCTACAAAATCCTTATTGTCACTAGAAATAGCATGTCCAACATCGTATAGCTTTTCAAATATACTTGTAGCCATTACGGTATTGCCTTTATTGTATACACGTTCACCGAGTATAAACTTCATACCCATATTCGATATATCACGTACTAGCGGAATCCCCATGGTTCCTTGTTGCACCAATTCTTCTGCAAAAGATTTTGCAATAGATTCTGGGTCATCATCGTCATCATTCGTCATGGCTTTATAAATTACCATGCCAATTGCTTGTGAAAATACAGTCCACCATAGCATTCGTGCAAATTGTGTCCAATCCCCTCTATCTTTACCTGCATACCAACCTTCTGCAATGATATTGTAAAGAGTATTAGCATACGAATAGAATGGTACAAATAATTGTGTTAATGGACTTCTGGCTCTTTGAATAGCTGCCGCGTCCTTTGTATCACCGCTCCCGAATATATCCCGTATTGCTCGGTCACCTGCTTCAATTGCTTGTTGGTTAATCCACTCAGTACTTAACCCTTCCTTAGACTGAAGTTCAACAACCTTTTGATCATAAGCAAATTTCCAAACCGGAATAGATAATGCGAAGTCTGTTTCCGTAAGTAGTCGGAATCCCATGTTGTTAATTTCATCACGGATTTCAGCACCTTTTTCAAATTTATAACCGCCAATATTCTTATCATTAATACGGAGCCCTTTTCCTTGGATGCTTAATCCTTTTTTGAGGTCTTTATCCAAAGTTTGAATGCGTTCCCTCATAAATATGGACTGTTCCATTACGAAATCGCGGGTATTATTATAAAGCTCTGTCCCATGTCCATAGAACCCTACGCCTGCATGATCAATAGCACGGAGCACATTTCCTGCCCCTATTCGGTATATAGCAACAGGAATATTCAATGCATTTTGAATTGCAACAGATACGCGTCCTGCCATAACAGCAGTCGATGTATTCCGTTTTAATGTCATTACTACTTTGCCGAATGCATCTAATTTAGCGGCTTCATCTTTCCAATTATCACGGACCCAAGTCCGCAAAAATTGATAAGAGTTCATTCCAAATTTCTCAACAATATAATTTTGAAACTCTTTGTTAGCAACTAATCTATTTACATCGGTCACAGCTTTACGCATGGTTACATGGTTAATAGCTTCTGTAATTGCATTAGCAATTACATCAAAATTAAGCAATAATGATTTATCCTTAACTACATCTAAGCGGCTTTTAGTAGCACTCATACCAGTGCCTAAGATAGCATTACTACTAACCATAGTTTTTGCGATGTCTTCTACTTCTTTGTCAGATATACTCGCATTAACTTCTGGATTATAAACAATCGGATAGTATTGACCGATAATAGTTCGACCACCAATAGAGAACGTAATGCCTTCTTCCTTTTTCAATGGGTTTCCATATAATTCCTCTTGGACTTTGCTACGTTCTTCATAGAATGAATTGATATGATCCCATGTCCGAATAATGAATTCCCAGTCTTTATCAGTCAAGATTTCTTGAAAGGCTTTTTCCATTTCAACTTCAGTTACCTTGGCCGTTTCCATTGCCCGTTGTCGGTTACGTTCTGTCCCCCAGTTTAAAGCTAATGCAATTACTTGCTCTTTGGTTAGATTCCGCAATTCCCCAACATCGTACATATGCTTATTTCGGATGTTAAATAATTCACGCTTACCATACACAGAGGATACATCTTTTGCCAATCTACGCATGGACACTTCCTTGCGTTCATTAAAGGCTTGTGTTGCACGGCTAATCGGATCATAAATGTATTTCACAGCATCTGGTCCTAATCGACGTAAGAATGTTTCAACCTTGAGCAATGATAAATTACCTTTATTGATAAGTCCTGCAACAGCTTCCAACCCTGTTTGATTGTTTTGTGCATTAAATACATTTCCATTAACTTTACCAAATGTATCGATTGCTTCCGTTAATATGCCATCTACTGCATCATCAAATGTAATCGATTCACCTTTATCATTAAGAATGGTAGAGCCTTCATAAGCGTTGCGGCCATTCTTATACATGCCTGTCATTAATTCTTCTAGTGTGTTCAACTGACTCATTGTTAGATTTTTAAATGACATAGGTGTTTTACCATAGAATAGTTGTACAATCCATGGGTCAAGGAATGTAATACTTTGGTCACCTAGAATATCCGCATCAGGATCCAATGCATTAATTACCGCATTCATATTAAAGCCGTCTACTGGTTCTAGTCCGTCATACTTGGTAAGTCCCATTTGATAAGCCATATGAGCATAGAAGTATCTCATGTTAGGCTCAATAGCAATCGGATTTTTAGGACGTGTCATTCTATTGAGGTTATCAAGCAGTTTAGTTCTTAATTTTTTAATCCGGAGTGCATTGTCAAACGCAACACGAGCTCTCGCTTGATTTAAGAGTTGTAATTGTTTAGCTTGTAGTGCCTCTTCCAGTTTATTGACCGCCAATGCCCTATCAGCACGCTTACCTTCACGAATAGCTTGGTTTTGATATTTCTTATATTGACTAGCTTGGGATAAGGTCAAATCGCCTAATTCCTGCCTAGCACGGTTCATATAATCACTAATCACACCTACACCACTATCACGAATAGCACGTACATTATTAATACGTTCTTGTAATTGTGCTTTTAGCTTTTCAATACGATCTTGTGCGGAATCGAGTTCTTTTGACACAGCGCCTAATTCTTTAGCTACCTTTTTGTTGTCACCAATTATTCGTTTTGCAATTGGCTCTAAATCAGATTCAATTGTTTCCGAATTAGGGTCAAGTCGATTTAACCTATCGAGCAATTCCCAATTGTTAGCAAGGTCCCGATTGGTTTGTGATTTGATAATTTTAGCTTCCTCTTCAGTAAGTTTCATTTGACCATCTGAAGACAATAGCCATTCTTCAGCAATTTCTATATTAGATTTACCAATATGGTTATCCTCAATGAATGTCTGCTCCGCAGATTCCATAGCCTGATTAACAGCTTCGTCAAATGTAAATCCAGTCTGTTCACGTTCAGCAGCTTCTAATTCTTTTAGCGTACTGTATCGAGTATTGGCTAGTGCATCCTTACCAAATGCATTATAGCGTTGATGGTCTTTGAATATTGGGTACTGCTCCATTAAACGTTTTTCGATATTGGCTTGAATAGAATCTTTTTCATCGTTCCATTCTTTAATTGGACGACTTTCCAATTCTTTCATATACCGTTTAATTACACGTTCTTTCGCCATTTCCCCGACGTCGGCAATATAGCCTTGAACCCTTGCCTGTTCAGCTTCATCGAGCTGTTTAAACAACTTACTAGATTCAAATTGTTCAAGTGCCTGTTCTTTTGTATAGGCGTCTATATCTTCTTGGGTAGCAATCATGCGTGCCATAATGTCTTGTATTTCTTTAGGTGGTAATCCGCCTAGTCGTGTCACCGCACGATAGATACGAGTTAACCACTTCGAGAACATGCGGAATACACGCTGCAATCCTTTAGTAGGTGCGTTACCTTCACGTAAATAGGCTTCCCATCCACGAGCGAACCTTTCATGCGCTTTAGTATTATCAGCGCCTTGCTCATCATCCCATTCAGACCACTCTTTCAACTTGTTCCAATCCGTTACAAGTTGCTCTGGAGCATTTTCCATTTCAGCAAGGTTCTTAATATCGTCAAAGAATACGTGTCCCATTTCATGTAGGAACGTTGAACGGTCAGCCGTTTTGAAGATTTGAATAAGGCGATCGGTAGGACTATTTATTTGTGTCATACCATTAATAGATTGATTATATTTTTCGATGATTTTAATAGCCTTATCATCAAACACTACATAGCATCGCCCATCTGTATAGCCATCATATGTAATACCACTAACGCCAATAGAATTTAAAAATTCAGATGCACCTTTGTCACCACCAAATGCTTTAGATAATGCAAGATAAACATTTCTTCCTGTATATGGAGTTTTGGTAAATGTATTACCTATATTTTCTAAAATCTTATCTTGTCTTGCTTTTTCTTTAGCCCACTCAGTTTCTTTTTCTTTTTCTAATGTTGCTAGCTTTTCATTCATTTCACCAAGTAGCTTTTTAGTCATTTCAAAAGTGCTATCTGCTTTTAACTCATCAAAACTATATCCGTACTCTGCCGCCGTTTCTCTAGCAATTTTTTCTTTTATTTTATTTACATTGTTCAGTAAGGCATCAGTTAAATATTCTTGATCACGCTTTATCTCCTGTATTTCACCTAATATTTTTTCATATTCCTTATTAGTAGTATATGATGGATGTTCTTTATAGTATTCTAATAAGGCTTTGCGTTTATCAATATTTAAATTATTAGTAGCTAATACTATTTTATTAACAACATCTTTATTTTGCTCTTTGAAATATTTATCTTCATCAAGCATTGTTTTTTCGTCCGGGATTTCAACCTTGAATAATTTTGGATTTGTAGTCCCTAATCGTTTAGACAATACCTTTTGATAGTTCCTAGATACTGTTTTCTTCTTAGCGAAATACAATCCCCAACCATGTGCTTGGTTGCCCTCACCACTACCGATAGCGCCTAAATCAAACTCATCAAAATCATGTGGTGAACCGTGCCATGCAGCTTGATAATATTGATAATTATGTTGTTTACGTAGCTTGTCTAAATCGTTTTCGTTTGGTATACTATTGTTAATAATAAACTGTTTAGTAACCGGTTGGGCCATTTGTTGCCTGCTACCCGTTACTAGACGGTTTATTTTTTTTGTATTCGCATATAACAAGTTGCCATTTGCGATTTGTTGATTATACCAATTAATATTACGTCTTGGAGTAATGGTTTTAATTTTATTTATGTTTGTTCCATTAGCAGTTTTAGTAAATGTAACGACAACTTGGATGTTCTCACCGCTTGCATTTATATTTGGGTTGCCGTTTTTAGCATACATATCTAATACAAGAATTGCTTCATCAGGAACTGCTTTTTGTAAACGACCATTATAATTCTTAAATACAGCAACTGGATTTGCTATTTTTTTAGGTAATAATTTAATGTCATCAATTGATATTTGATTAGCATGTTTCCCAGTAATTACTTTATGAATTATGCTCGGATCAATCATGACATCGCCGTCAAATCCTAACATTTGTAATACGAGTGGAGAATCCATTATTTGAACAGTTCGATTAATTTGTTTTCCACTCAATTGATCATCAACAACTTGTCCCCAATTCTTTATATCCGTTTCTATTTTTTGCTGCATTTGTAATGGTTGTGCATACCCATTATTATATGCACCGCCGTTCATTTGTACACGAACAGTATTGAAATAATCCATTGCCGTATAGTTACCACGTCCTGCCCGTCGCATAATATCTGCCATAACATCAGCATGTTGAGCCATAAGTAATGCATTAGCTTCCGCCGTATCACGTTGTTTACGGTCTACAGTTTCATCACTCATTATGGATTTAAGTGATTGATATACTTCATAACCAGATTTAGATAGTTGCATACGTAAAGCGATGTCATTATCTGCAAGTTCAAATAGCTTATCTCGCATAGATTCTAGCGATTCAATCTGTTTGAGCATATGTTCCATGTCAGCATAATGGGCTCCTGCCTGATTAAGTGCTTCAGGATTATCAGCTAATGTACTTTGCGTACGAGCAAGGCTAGATTGATACGCCATTCGTCTGCGCTCCGAATTAGAACGTGGCGGCTTGTTTTCACCTAACCATGTAGGATTTACACCGCTAGTGCGTGCCGCCTCTAAATCTGTATCCATAGCATCAAAATCGCTTGTATATTGTTCTCGGTATTGCTCGGTTAATTCCTTATACACATTGTTAAAGGTTTGTTTAATGTGTGTCGGATCCGCAAGAACTATATCAAGCATTTCCTTATCTACATCAGATACTTCATCAAAGTAGCTACGAATAATATCATCCTTAACACGCTCTGCACGTTTTTCAGTATCATCTTTAACTAATTCTTTCATAGCATGTACTTCTTCTTTTGCACGTTCAAGCGTTTTCATGGAAAGACCACCACGTGTAAAGTAAGAAGATTCTTCTAATGCCTTAACTGTTTCTTCAGATAAGCCACCGCTTAATTGCGCATAAGAACCGATAGGGATCTCAATCGGAGCATCAGCTGTAATCGCTTTGGATACTTCCTCTTGTGTAGTAAGTCCTGCATCTACCATATTACGGATGGCCGCTTGACCTTCTGTAGTTTCAGCCATTTCATTGACATTTACATAAGCAGTAGACACGCCTATATTATCGCCTTGAGCTTGTACGATTTTTCCATACAACTCAGGGTTTTCTTTTGCCAAATTATTAGCGGCAGCATCGTTTTTTAGGTTTTGCATAATAATATAGCCATTACGGTTTTGTTCTTCCATAATAGCCATGTGTTGTTCTTCAGGGGATAACTTTTGAAAATCTTTAAAGGCTTTCATGGTACGTACGCCACTAATGCCGCCGCCGATCATGCCGAAACCAACTACCGCTGGTAATGCTTGCCACATAGCCTCACCCGCACCTACAAACATATCGCCTGCAGAATATGGACCCTCTTGATCATTCGATTTGCGCCATAGATTATGTTGCAACTTTTCGTTGACGTCTTGCAAGCCCTCTTCAAACAATTCCGGAGCGCCGGCTTTAATAGAACTCTTGGCAACCTGTGCCGCAGTAACACCAATACCACGATTAAATGTCTCAGCTGCATTAGTAGTCCCTCTTGAAACTGCATTGGCAAGTGCGGACTTAGGAGCGATTTTAGATGCCGCTTTACCAATAGCACGAGTGGCTACAAATTCAATCCCAGCATCGATAGCAGCAAATGACATGGCATACTCTTTCGCTTCTTCATTAGAATATACTCGATTTCCTTTTTGATCACGTTTACCAATCAATTCAAGATATTTGTTGCCAAATGACATCTTATACATCTCGTATGCCATATCAGCAGAACCTAACCATTTAGCGCCGGTCATTGCAGTAGGTATAGCAGCAGAGCCACCACTAACTACACCGCCACCAATACCGCCAATTATACCGCCTACAATAGCACCTGTACCGCCTTGCTTGCCCATCATATAGATTTGACTAGCAGTTGAACCCAATACCTCTTGTAATGGGCTTCCACCATCTGGCCGTCTGTAATTTTGCAAGTTATTTTGTAATCGATTAACTTCAGCCGTTAATTCGCTAATCTTTTGTGGGTCAGATTCATAAGCTAAGGCGAAGCCAACATTGCCTAATTTCATTTGGTCATTCATTGCCCAGATACTTTGTTGTATGGAATCGAATATACCTTTTGTATTCTTGATTGATTCGATATTATTTAATGCTTGAATGCCTTCAGCTTGCGAGCCATATTTTACTTTATAGAGTTCTGGAAACTCATCATAAATATCTTGTAAAACTTGGCCACGTTCTGCCCGCCTAGACAAATAGTCAGCACGTTCAAAGGCTTTATCATCGCCAAACATGACTGTATCTGCACCAATATTTAACGTCTTGGCAATTCGTAAGGCTTCATTAGCACGTAATTGATCATTGTTATATAAGAATAATCGGTCTGTGTTACTAACGAAACTAGCAGGTAAAGCATTAGGTAATGATTGTCCTAATTGACCTATCGCTTGGAATGTATTTCCCTGTTGCCCAAATGGAGATACTGTTGTTGTACCATCATCATTGGTAACGCTTATAGGTGTATTGGCGATTGTAGATAATGCATCTGCTGTGCTTTTTGCAATATCAGATACAGTATCTATTCCTTTACCGATAGCTTGTCCAACTGGCGTTAATCCACCTACAGGGTCAGATTGAACACCAGCATTAGCAGTAAATGAACGAGGGCCTTGTCCGTACCCTCGTATCAACGCTTGAAATTCATCACGTTCTTGTTGATTAATATCAGCCATTTGTATATCTCCGTTGTAATGCATTGTATTCTGATTCGTAAATATCTTGAGTAGAGCCATCACGATATGTTACTCGGATATAATGATTTCCTACAGGTTCAGCATGGACGATACCAATAGCTTGATTACTTGCACCGCTTATTGTAGAGGAATAATCGTCTCCGTCACCAAAGTATGGTTTACTTGTACTACGCAATGTACTTGTTGCGACTGCAGCATCGAAGATTTCATCTTTTTCCGCATCTGTAGGTGGTCTATGATGTTTAACCTTAAATTCCTCAATACGACCTGCCATTTCTTGTTTAACACCATATTTAAAGCTACCCGCTAATGTCTTATCTTTTGGCATGACATCAGCTAATTTGTATTCATATGGAGTTAAATCAATATTGCTAGCTTTCTTGTTGTTATCGTCAATTTCAAGTAACGATGCATCAAGTTCATCATCCATGATTTTATTTGGCAACACACGTTCTGCATATGCTCGTGTCTGTTCATAAGTGTGAGACTTTGCATACTGCTTAATCCCCCATTTTTCTTGCGCTGTCATCTTTAAACCTTTTTCGTAAATTCTATCGAGCTTAGGTCTTTCACTCGCCATTTTCCCACTCCAGTATTCTTGTTCTTCAGGAGTGGTGGCACCAGCCAATTGAACCTGTGCATATTGGAACGCACCGCTTACATCGCCATTGGCTATTTTTTGATTTAAGATTGTTTGACCTGCTTGTAAACGATCATTAATAGCAATCTTCCGAGTTTGCTCTTGTAACGTATAGTAATTCTTGTATGCTGTCTTAGCGTCATCTTCAGCTTTCTTAATTTGGTCTTCTGAATATTTTGGACTGCCACCACTAGCCATAGGAGCGCTATTCATCAAACTTATATAATGTTCTGTCGATGTTCCATGATATCCCGTATTAGTCATAATTTGAGCATATTCCGCTACAGATTTTGCATTAACAGCACCATTACGATTTAAAATATAATTTTGCATCCAGTCGTCAACGAATTCATTATCGGAATGATACATCTTATAATATGCATCACCATCTTCTGGGGGTTGCTTATTTTCTTCACCATTTGGCTCAGACTGTGTCAATCCTGCATAGTTGTGATTTTCTCTAGACAACCGACTTAACTGTCCGCCGTCCATACCTTCTGCATATAATTGTCTGTAAGCAATTTCAGTATCGATACCGTATTTATTGTGAGCATAAACAGCCATATCCCATAATTGTTTTTGTTGTCCGACTCCACCTTTTATGGCTTCTTCGTTTTGGGTTTCCATCTTTGCTCTAACATACATGGCAGCACTATTCATGCCAGAGTTTAAATCATGGCCATACATTTTATATAACTTAGCGTATGTATTGTCATCATTAACTAATTTGTTGATGTTCATTTGATTAGACATCTTTTTATATGGAGTCAAAACACTTTCGCTAACTACACCACTTAATGACGATATTAAATTTTCTGTTCTGGTGGAATCGTTTTCTGCAACAGCCCTATCTAGTAAATACTTACCTGTCTCATCTGTATTAGCACGGATTTTTTCATTGATCTGTTCATCATCCAGTCCCAATTCCTTGCCAGTAGACCTATACAAATCACCCATCAATGTAATTGTTTTCATTTGGTCAGCCATGTTGTCAGACCGAATAGCAGAATCACGAAGATTTGTAATTTGATTTTGCGTAGCTGTACTTAACGCCGTTTCATATTGACCTCTTGAATATTTGGATATGTTATTGTAATCAGTCGTTTTAGACGTTTCGACAGCTTTCGTAAAAGCATTAATAGCATCATTTGTTCTGAATTTATATTTACCCATAATTTCCCGTTGTATCTTATCTACACCGGCATTATAGTCAGGTAATATAGATTGAGCATTCATCCCTTTACGATTCATCAGCCCATCTTTATCATCATTCAGCAACTGGTTAGTACTATTATTGAACTCATTAATAGCATTGGTTACATCGATGTAATCTTTTCGCTTGTCAATTTCTATCCATGTGTTGGTTGCGTCTTGCAAGGCTTTAGTCATGGCATTCAGACCGCTCACGTTGCCACCATAAGCCATTTCATTCCCGGAAGCTTGTGTACTGCCTTGAATTGTATTTAATTTTTGAGTTGGATCATAATTAACAAATTTCATATCCTACCTCATTCTGTAATCACGCTTAACAGTCACTACAGGACCCCTATCTGTATACCCTACAGAGTCACCACCATATGTAGTCTTCATCTTGCCACCTGCATATTGCTGTTTCAAACTGTACATGGATGATGCGGCGCCAAGAATACTACCTAACATTGCCAAGTTGCCCTGTCTTCGTGCATTCTTAGCGGAAGCACGTGCGGCATTAGCTTCGTTCTGATAGTTCATACCATTCAAATATTCGTTATAAATAGCATTATTCTTATTCTGTTCCCAGTTGTAAATGTCTTTGTTGTATTCATCATAACTGGATGCCATTAACTGTAATGGGGACCCTGCCATTTGCAATCCACCTGCCCCTGCTTCAGCTGCATTCGTTCCGGCTACAAGGCGCATACGATTATCCATTTTGTCACGCTCTTGTAATTGTTGCATGGCAATTTGCTCTTGCTTACGGTCAGATATTCGCTTATTAGCTTCTGCCGCTTGTGCCTGCGCATTGTACATGGCAACTTGTGCTTTTGTTTGTTGATTCTGAGCAATCATCCCTACGCCAGTACTGACTGCGGTTAAGATTGCCGCTGCGGGTAAGCACATATGAAGTCCTCCTTCTTGAGAGTAAATAATTCTAAATCACCAACTTTTACAGTTGGATGAATAACGGCTCCAATCGATTCTAGCCATCGTTTTGTTTTTATGTTAGTTGTGTGAACATAATTGAATAGCCATTCCCTAGTCTTTAACCATTCAGCAATAACTTGATTGCTTAACTTGATAAAACGCATCTGCCATCGCATATCGTTTTCTAATACTTTATTACCAAGGAAGTAAATCCCATACATTCCGTTAACTGGTTCTTTTGCAATCCCATATACGCAAATAGCCACATCGTCTTCTACGACAACATGGCTATCATAATCAGATTTGCAAATCTCGGAACAGAAATCCTTAAAAGGGTATAAACGATTCACCTCTTGGACTTCCATGGCATCTATTGCCCTTAGATTGACTTCTAGGTCGTGAATTAATTTGTCACGCCGTACAGGCTCAATTTCATCAATTTTATAGTCCCGGTACATCTCTTAATCCTCCGCCAATTTCAACGATACGAGTAATTGATAACAAATTAAATGGGAATGGATCACTATGCTTTATACATATCGATGTATCAGTTAAATAATTCATTCCCATTTTAGGTAGAATTACAGGCTTATCACCAGTAAATAGTTCATTCGGTGGTAATGTAATATCATCCATTCGGTCAAATGTACGGCCAACTTTACCGCCAAACGATTTATAAACTCGCAATACCACTCTTGATACCGTAGCAACTCGGCCTTGTAAAGTACCGTCTTGCATTTGCATTTCCACTGATGGAACACGAATTTTAGAGGTAAATGGTAATCCGATTTTGATATTGCTACCACTGACGTTTAATTGTAACAAGCCATCATCTGGCATAATTACATCTGGTTGTTGCTTACCATCAATTACAACTTGTACAGTTTGACCACTCAAATGAGGAATGTTAATACTATCAATTGCATTACTCGACTTAAATTCGACATAGCAATCAAGGAATACATTCACATCATCAGAATACAGTGGCACCATACGCTCGATGCATTTAACTTTTTTACCTTGTAATGTGCGTTCAACAAGAGTATACAAGCTGTCTTGTTCACCCTCAGACACGGATTCACAGTACAGATATTTGCCATTGGTTACAAAATGAGACCAGCCATATACTTTCTGCTCTGGGATATAGGTCAAGCAATTAATCTCCCCATCATTTCGAATGTAATAAATAATGCTGTCCGGGTCTTGTGCATACGCACTGGTGATAGTTAAGTACCCTCTAACACGAGTCTTAACAAATAACGTTAGGTCTTGCCCTGTATAGTTATCAGACTCATAAGAGTACCCCATATCACGAACAGTGCCGCCACGTTCTTGAACGAATACACAGCGATTACCTATGAACTGTGGTTCACACGATAAGGCCCCTCGTTGCGTCTGTGTTTTTAGATTACAGTTGGTAGGAGTAATAGTCTTATCACCACTAACAATCCATTCATTACCGCTTGTAAGAATGATTAGATCATTAGCTGGTACAAGATGACGAATTTCGTACATTTTGCGATTAATCACCGGTAAGGTAATTGAGCTATCATCTGTAATAGTACCTTCTACCTTTTCAACCCCAAAGTTTGGATAGTCCCCAGTTCGGCTCATCCAAATATAATTAGGGTTCTTATTGGTAGCAGCCACTACAAAGCGGTCTTGATAGAATGTACATAGTTTGGGATAGCCATTACTTCTACCCCAACTCCCCATCTTCCATTTTGAAGTAGCTTCGTTTTCAACAATACCATTCAAGATATTAATCTTCATTGTTTTAGCATCTACAAATTCTTTAAATTCGATAATGCCCCATGTAGTGTATGGAAGAATTGAAAGGTCAACATTACATTCACCGCTTTTAATATCTGATTGAATGCGTAGTTTTGCATTTGGCTCAATTTTGCCAGCATCTGTTACGTTATAATCATTATTAGAGGAGTATGTACGGTAATCTTTCCAAGTCGTCCCATTATTTGTGGTGATTTGTAGTTTAACTGTACCAGTCCATGTCCCATGCGTTGTAAATTTCCAAGCTAGGTCTTGGTCTGTGGAGTAGGATTCTACATTGTAATTAATGTTGTTGTACTCATTCCATTTATGAACACCGCCCATAAATGACCGTTTTTCTTTTTTCTCTACTACAACACCAGTATTCTTTGTATGAACAGCAGAAACAAAATACCCAAGTTGCATTACCATGCCCACCATATCGGCGTTAAATAGATCTTTGCTAGAACGAATTGTATCGCCTGTTACCGTAACGGTAGAGTTAACATCTGTATTAATTGTGTCATACGGCTGTTCAGTTAACTTATAGGCTTCAAGTCGCCAGTCTGTGTCAGAATACCTAGATAGTGTTTGAATTGGATATTTTCCACTGCAAATGAACATAACATCGCCTGATTGGCTGCAATTCAAATCAAATAAGATATCGCTAGTGAAAGGAGTCGTAACTTCAATACCGGTATAAATTCCGTAGTTCCACACACGAATATATTTGTCGCCAAATTCGAGCATGAATGAATTATTAGTGTTTGTAGTAAATTCAAATAGTCGTGTTGGCTTATCGCTATATTTGACTTGCCCTACATATTGGCTGCCTTGACGTTTTGCAACGGCCCCATATGGGCGAATAACCACATTCTCCGCTTCCAATAAAGCACTTTTGTATTGCTCCAAGTCAAAGCGACTTGAAACATCCGGTGATACCTCACCAGTTGTAAATGCTAGCTGTGATATGTATATCGGATTACTCATTACCTACCAACCCCTCGCTTTCACATAGCTAGATATATAAACTGTATCTTGCTTACGTTCTTTAGCATTCATTCCTTTAGCTTCTTGAACTGCAGCTTGATACAGCTTGTATGCTTGGTCAAACAATCCTCTATCACCAGTCAGTGGCATAGCTAATGCGCTAGCCAATTTACACTGCAACATATACAAGGATATAGAATCCCAAACGTCTAAATCTGTCACGTCATATATATAATCAATGAATGCTAGTGGCACATCGCTCACTATGCATTTTTTGTTGTTTCCAATATTAAATATGTTGTATTCCGGTTGCGACTCCGCATGAAAACGATCGCCTTGTGGAATAACCCCTAATATCCGAATACATTGTTCCGGATACGCATATACATAATTCCACCCATTAATTTTATGAGCAGACAATACCAATCTTTCATTTTTGCGAGCAAAATTCCATTCAAATTGTCGCAATACCAACTGTCTTGTTGCATCATATTGCATACGGCATTGACGGCCTTGCTCGGTTTCTTCTTCAAATGAGTAAAGCAACCCTGCATTAATTAATGCAAGTGCTTGATTACAGATGTCAGTAGGTGTCATATTTCCCCCTATATGGTAATAGAGGGATGCATAAGCACCCCTCATATTGTCACTTATTCTTCCGCAGCATCGGTTTTCTTTTTGCTTGTTTTCTTAGGCTTTTCGTTGCCAGTATTTTCATCTGGTGGATTTTCATTGCCGGTATTGTCACCTTCAGTATTTTCATCTGGTGGATTTTTGTCACCCGGTTCTGTTTCAGGAGGCTGAGTTTCAGTAGACGGTTCTTTGTCTTTAGCTTTAGATTTTGGGTTAAAGATTTTTGCTACTTCATCTTCGCTACCAGAGAAAAGCTGTTTAAAATAATCAGGATCAAATTCTTTAATTTCTTCTTCAGAGAAATTAATAGTTTCACCTTCTTGAATTAATCCACGGTTACCATGGTACATCGTTACGTTAGCTGTAAAAATCATAGTCTCACCTCTTATTTCAAATTAACACCATCTGTTAAGAACGATGTAATAGTAGCAGCAGTCATATTGTTAGCATTAATGCGAATGAACTTTTTCGCACCTGCAGGAAGTCGACCTTTGTATTCTGTACCCGCTTTGGAATTCTGTGGCAATGTAACACCTGTTAACAATGTTGCATCAGCCATATTTTCCTTATCAGATGTGTATACATTAAATAAAGGTGTACCTGTAACGTCTTTATCTAAACGAATATACAACCATAAGGCAACGGCAGCATCGCCACCGTTACCATTCATCACTACGTCAGAATTAGTGTTTGCAGTGATTTCTTTTTTCCAGAAAAATGTATTTTGTTCATCAATAATCATTGAATTATGTTCCTTTCTTTACGCAATAACACGAGATTCAGTGCTTAACAATGCATCAATTTTACGAACTGGTACACCGTTTGCACGAGTAACAAGTTTACCCATTTCCATATCTTCAGTGATAGTGGAACCATGTTTTGTGTTCTTTTGCAAACGCAAGAATGTACGCAATGTACGGTTCATATACCAAACTGGACGAACACCACCAAGGTTAGGAATACGTTCTTCCGCTTCAATCATTAAGTTGATAAGATCAGCACCGGCTTTAGCGTCATTTGTCAATTTTGTAACATCGATATTGGCAATACGAACAACATTTCTCCAGTCACGTACAGTTAAGCCAACATCATGTTTAAAGTGAGTACGATATGCTTCGAACATGGAGCCATCGTCTTTAGTTACAGTAACAACGCCTTTATCTTCTTGGTGTAAACCTGCTTTGGAACCTTCAGGATAAATACCATGAACGGATAAAGGTCCCCAACCCACAAGCCAAATAGATGCTAAGTTGCTTGTGCCGCCTGCATCGAGAATGTTTTCTGCACTTGCTGCTTTATTGATATTAAGAGTATTAAATCGAGGAGCCAAGCCAATGAATTTTTCTGGCGTATTTTCATCACCATAAAAAATCGTACGGCATAATTCCTGCCCCATAGATTCAACAAACGCTTTATCTTCAGTTGCACGGAAGGATGCTTTATCTTTGGATTTATCAACAAGCGCTTTATCAGTTTGCGAATATGCTTCAAGCATACCGCAATTGTCTGTAATTTGACGTGTGGAGGATTTAGACGCTTGAACACCGCCATATAATTTACGCCATGTAACATCTGGTAAACCAGTACGTACAGTCGTTACAAAGCTAGATCCTTGGTTACATTCGACCATCGTCATATCTTGAATGATTTCAGTGGATTGGTCCAATTGCTCAATAATTTGAGCGACATTACCATTAGGATCCATTCGTTTTTGCAAATCTAAAAGTGTTAAATTTTGAGTTCCAATTGTAGCCATTAATTATTTACCTCATTTCTTAATACATAGATGGATACATTTTTCGTTTTGCTGTTTCTTCATCAGAATTACCGGTTCCAGCTTGTCTTGTACCTTTCCCCGGGTCTTCCTGAACCATTTCACCAACGGCCGCAAATACCTTAATCATGTTGATGTTGTTATCGATATGACTATCAACAAGTAATTGACGTAATTCCGGTACCGCTTCAGTTAGTGCTTCGATGCCTTTACCTGCGAGGGCTACAGTTTCATCGAATTTACCGCCTAATTCCTGTTTAGCTTGGTCATAATCCGCTTGTCGCTTTTCAACAATTGCTTGCTCTTGCTGCTCTTGATAGGCAGTCAAGATGTTTTGTGCGTATTGACTGCCGAACTTGGCTAGTTCAACCGCCTGTTCCTGTGTCGCACCGACTTGATTAAGCAATTTACTAAAGTCAGCGGATACAGTTTCATCAAGTTCAGTACCTTCAGGAAATACATCCTTAAAGTCATAAACCGTTGGTTCAGCAGGTGGCGTATTGTCACCGCCTAGTACAGATGGATTGTTACCTTCACCATCTGGTTTAGCAGGTGGTTCAGCAGGTGGCGTAGGATTGTTTTGGTCCGGATTCGCGCCCGGTTCATTGCCAGTCATGTTAGTGTTAGCACCCATATTTTCTTCAGCCATTATTTTGTTTCTCCTTTTCGACTAAATTATTAAAATATTCTTGTTGCCCGATATATTCGAGCTGCGCTTGGTGATACTGTTTAACTCCATTGGTGCCCAACTTAACTAGGTCACCATGGAATAACAGCCCTACCTTGCGTTTTCCTTCGTTGAAATATGTCTCACTGTTGCCAGTGAATGATTGCTTTAATATGCCCGAGCGGTCCATGAGCCTACAAAAAAACCACCTACCTAGCTCTGTGCTAAGTACGTGGTTAAGCGCTTGCATATCTCGCTCTTGCATATAATCTTTAATTGTTTTCTTCATCTAGACACCGTCCATTCCTAGCCATTTCTGTAATGCAGGATTGCCATCATTGGCGGCATCTGTTGCTTGTTTGGCCGCACTAGCCATTTGAGGTGCCAGTTGAGCCGCTTGCATTAACTGCATTTGCTGCTCCTGTTCAGCCTGTGCCTGTGCTTGTTGTGCCAAGATTTCTTGATACTCATCATCGGAGCGAATAATCTTGGCTGGTACGCCTAAGTTAACTCCGTATGTATTGGCGGCCTCTTCAAAGTTAAACTTGTTAACAATATTCGGATTAGCCTGTGCCAAAGACATGATGAATGCAAAATACTGTTCAATATTAACTAATGAACTCATTTTTTGCGCCTGAGCAAGTGGTGAGATATATTCAATCTTCACTTCTTGACCGTTTAATTGGTCTAAAAGTTCCTCATCATCAACAGTCGGAAATACACCGGCACGATCTAGCACCGCATACACACGCTCGATAATTGGATTCAAGAATTCAGATAGCAGCCGTTCGACCACAGGACCTAATTGTTGTAGTTTTTCTTGAGTCCTCTCCATTACCTCGCGAGCCGTCATCTGACCCTTGTCAATTTGGTCTAACATCAAGAATAAATCAGCACTATAGGCTCTCTTGATTGAATCCTCTGTAACTGCAATCTTATTTTGAATATCCTGTAAATTTGACTGCACAGCGAACATCGGTTCAACTTTATGTTGCCCCTCAATCTCTGTAATGCCACCCGGATACAAGTTAACCGTACTGATAACATCAGATGGTGCTTGCATAGGAGGCTTAACACCCAATTCAACGGCTGTTAGATAATCAAACTCCAATTTCTGTAGCATTTGTGAATCTGGTTGAGCGAACCATGCGGCCCCCTTGCCGTAACCATTTAGGTCCATCGACGTATGTCGAGCAATAGGAATTGGCCACTCTTCAAAGCCACCATGATATAACACTTCATCGCTATTGCTACCTTCAACCCAATAAATGGATGAGTACGGCATGTTGCGACGTCCTAATTTATCCTTACGGTCTTTGTTAGGCTCAACCAACCAGTTGACTGTGAATGACTGCTGCAAACTGTTTCCATTGTCGTAAATATTCTTAACGTTATCTGGGCAGTTATCATACCCAAACTGTTCGACAATCTGATCAACTGTCATTTTGTATTTACGGCCAAATACATTTACGGTTTCTTTGCTATTTGTACTGATAGCATAGGTCCCAATTGGATACGATGTGAAACGAACACCAGATTCGGAGTCAGCAAATATTCCCATAGGTGCTTGTCCAATAGGCAATTCCATATAAACTTGGTGAACTACGCTATAAAAATTGGATTTAGCGAGAACCGCATACAAGATCTCTTCACGTTCATCTAATAATTCCGCAACTTGGCTATTCGCTGCTACGTCGATATTCTCCATAGTCAGCTTAAACCATTTACGGCTCGGAGGCGTTAAGCCGCTCATGACGCCACTGGCGAATATCTGACAAGATTCCCAAGCTACAGGATTTAGGATTTTACCGTTATAAGGTTCTGATTGGTCTTCCTCACCATCAAATTGACCTATGAACGGCAACTGATAGTCACGCAACTGCTTCCACTTATTTACGTATCGTTGCTGCGCATTAAATAGTTGCGAAAACTTCTTTCTCAACTTCGTATAATCACGCCTAACAGGCTTAACACCTTCTGTAGGTTGTCTAGCCAGTAAAGATTCCATTTCCGCCATGCTAGCCTCCTAAAATTGATTTTTGACCACTTCCTGTTGGTCCTAAAATAGTAGATTCAAAGCCACGTTTGAATTTGCGTTTAGTTTCTGCCATTTCCTCACCAGTCTGATTGCTCATATTCGATTGAACAGTCGGAGCCGGAGCAGGTGGTGTATAGTTAGCAGATGCACCTTTCATACACATCTCAATCCCTCACTTTCTACAATTAAAAAGGATTGTAACTCGTATTAGCTACAATCCTATTGCCTGTTTCGCTTTTTTTAACGACCCGCGCAGCAAAGGTCAAGGCGAGAGCGTCACCCTTATTTGGAGACGGCAACCCTCTGTCTTTCATATCTTTTTTGCTTTCCAGCTGAATACGGCCATTCTTATCGATAATCGCTTCTGGACCTACGATGTCATCATATAGGGCTTGGTCATTTGGTGGAATAGAACCGCCCTCACGAAGCCATTCTTTCATCTGGCCCCACATGTAAGCCCTCATATTAAGATATACAGGGTCATTACTCTTACCGCCAAACTCAATCAATCGCCATTTACGCCCTAATTGCTTACCAATGGAATATATCCCTGTACCATATCCCATATCGATGAATACGGCATCAGCTTTGTATTCGTCCTCGAACTGAGCAATCAGTTGAGCCATACGCCAGTCATCGTCATTCTTAGGAATAGATGCAAGTGACTTCATATAGTAGCCTTGCCGCATGACTATTTCTAAGGAATCTGAACCAGTCCACGCAGGATCCACACCAATGATTACCGGCAGATGTTCAAATTGTCCCGGCTTATAGACTTGCTTTTGTGCCTTGTCAGCAATTTCAGTAGAGATAAACTGCAAATCTGATGCGGAAGGGAACACACCACGAACACGAACTTTGAAGAAGTCGGAATCCTCACCATAAGCCTCTAACCATTCTTCAATCTTAGCTTTGTTAGATATCTTAACGGTTCTACTATCAATCTGATATGTATTCCAGAACTTTCTATATTTTCTAAAACATTCACGGAACCGTCCGCTATTACGAGTAGGGTTACCAAATGCACACCAAATAATTTCAGTGTTAGCATCTGTAAGGGCCCCTTCAGTTACTTCCCAAATGACATCATCAATAGCCGAAGCTTCATCAAACAGAACCAATATCCGATTACCTTGATTATGTAGACCAGCGAATGATTCAGGGGAATTCTTACTCCAAGGAATGGCGTCAATACGCCATGTCTTTTCATAATCTTTATCGCTACAAAAAATAGCTGTGGCCGTGTAGGTAAACAAATCTTTAGCAATAAACATATTGTGCCATTTGCTAAGTTCTGGCCATGTTTTAGTTCTAAGCTGACCTTCCGTATTGGCAGTAACTACACCACGAGTATTCTCATGAGTAGATATTGCAAAATGAATAAGCCATGATATCAATGCTGATTTGCCGATACCATGGCCAGATGCTACCGCCTCTTGAATAGCGGTTTGTAGGTCTTTGCCCTTCTTTAATTGTTCACCGATGTCTTTTAAGATTTGTATTTGCCACTCATCGGGCCCTTCCATATTCTCCAATGGCGTCCCCGGCTCTCCCCAAGGATAGGCAAAATATACAAACGCTAACGGATCATGTGTAAGAGCGCCTAATGCCTCAAACAACTCGTCATGTTTTTCCATTAGCTCTCTCCCGTGCAGCTTTCAACTTATCCATAGCAGACACCGTAAGCTCACCTTTGACATCGATATTTTTCGTATCTCTCCATTTTTCAGGATTACGGTTTTTTAACCAGAATATTTGAGCTGTAACATCTGGGGGCTGTTGTTTCTTTACAACTTTAACAAGCTTACCGTTCTCGTATGTTTTCTCTTCATATTCGTAACCCATAGCACGTTTATGCAATGCATTTTCAACTTCAAGGTCAATAACTTCCTTCCCTCTTTTAAGGGACTGCAGAAACTGCGGCGAACTCTTTTTCCAGTCATATAAAGTTCTAATCGAAATCCCTATATTTTTTGCTATTTGCTCATCAGTAAGGCCATCACGAGCCCAACCTTCTGCACGCAATAAATTATCTGGGTCAGTTAGCCAGTTTTTTCTATTTACTCGCAATGGATCATCACCTCACTTTAATGTATTACCGCCCTTGCGAATCATCTTCCCATTTTTTCTTACACATAATCCGCATGAATTTCTACTAGCACTTGAATGCGTAATATAGGATTGACATAAGCCATCATAAAATATCTCATTGGCCGTGCATATTCCATTTTTATTATTCAAGCATTTGTGCTTGATGCAGTGTATTTGTGTCATAATTTTTTGTAACAAAAAAGGCACATCAATTAAGATGCGCCTTTTTGCGTTTGGTACTCTAAATGCTTAGGAGATGAACTCATGTTCTTCCACTTACAATATATCATAGATATAGGGGGCTTAAAAGGTCGGAATTAGCCGATTTAAGCCGATTTAAGGCGGAGTTTATAACCTAATTCAATAAGAGCCAAATTCTTATATTCTTTTCCTTGAGATTCACCATAACCAACAAATGCGTAAGCCCCTTTAGCAGACATACCATTGATATATTGTTGCATGAGAATAATAGATCCAACTGTATTAGTTAACGAATCTATCATATGACAAGCATCATCACGTTTGGTAAGTAGTTCATGGATTTGACGTTTGTATCTCATTTCCATATCAAGTAGCCGGTTAATATCATCTTCAATTCCTGATGGTTCACCCCCATCTACTCGTTCTTTACCATAATTTACAGCCCGTAATGACGTGATATCGTTTTTAATGCGTTGGATATTACGCTTTAACGACTTAATCCTCAATGCTGCCTTACTTGCCTCGTGTAGATACTCATATGCCAGTTCACGATATTCTTTTTTGCTAAGTTCTACCATAGGGCCACCACACAAGCAATATTTAAAATAAACAGGATACTACATATTACCATGTCCCGTATTTGTGATCTAATAATTTTCTGCAATTGCATCCTATATGCATCAGAAACCATAAAATGTTTTAATGCAGCGGCTTCACGATAAGAGTAATAGGACATTTTAAAAATAACCACAAGGTAAATCGCCAGTAGAATGTTTATAATAACCATTTCATTCATTGATATCACCTGCTAGTTTTGCATACTTCCAATCAGTTGCACCGTCAACAACATCAGCAGTCCAAGATGTTGTACCACACATCCATGCATATATATTTCCATCTTCAAAAAATGCAAAATATCGTTTTTCCCAAGCTTCTCCATCGTGATTTTTTACCAATATAGGTGTATCAACTGGTACTTTAGACCAATCAATAAAACCTAATTCTCTTGCAATATTTAAAACCTCGTTTCCCTTCATTTTAGGAAATATACTTTTTAAACAATTAGCATATTCAAATTTATTACAACTGTAAATATTTATATAACCTGATTCCATATCCACCATAGGCATTCCATTGGTTAAATATAACTCTCCATTATACCGACATGCACAATATCTCCACCCATCATCATATAGTTTTTGCAATATCCATTTCTTTCCCTGTTCATCACTAATCATAATTTTCTACCTCTCTATAAGTCGTTTCGAATTCATTTAACTCATGAACTTTAATTTTACCTTTATGATCTTTAACAATATAATTACCTTTAAAACATTCGATTCTTCCATCATCTGTTGTGATTTCTAATGATGCGTTTTCATACCAATCAATACCAATTACATCACCAACAAAATCGACTATTTCCATAACGTTAGTGCCGTTATATTGCACAGCTTGAATTTCATTAACCCTTTTCGCATATCTCCTAACCATTTTCTATTTACCTTTCTTCCTCTTAGTTACCCACATGCCCCAGTTTCAACTATATAGCTTTTTAATTTAGGTTTATCATCACCATCTAAGCCACGCACATTTTCAATTTCTGCTCTAATTTCAAGTATGTTTAGATACTCTCCCATAGCAGCTTTTTGTCTACGCAATAGTTCAATAGGACAAGTTGGTTTAAAATCTAAAGTTCCTGCATCATATTTAACAATCATTCTGTGCAACTTGTTGTAACGTTCTTTTAATTCCTTATATTCTCCTCTAAATCTAGCCTGCCATTCTGGCTCACCAACACTTAATTCATTTTTCTTTTCTTCGTTCATTTTACTCACCTCTTATGATAGGGCGGATATTTCACCGCCCATACATCATTTAATCAAATATACCAACATTACCAATAAATAAATCAATAGCAAAATACCCATAACTATTAATCCAATAATGGCACCACATAGATCAATTCCTTGTTGTAGTCTTATTTTTTCGCTTTGACGTATAATCCTATACATTTATCTGCCTTTCTCTTATGTTACATATTGCTTTTTCATATAAACGGCCAATTTCTTTTGTTACATCGCTAACGAATCTAGCCAATGAATTTGAATCCGATAATCCACGTTGAACAGTCAAGCATATTGGTTCCTGATACTCAAATATTGCCACTTTTGTTTTATAGGAAAATCTTATGTTTCTTTTATGGATACAAATTTCAGGAATAACATCTTCGCTGCCTAAAAGCATTTTAAATAATTTTGCAATTGCTTCACGTCGTTTTTCTTCAAAATCCTTTGCGATTATTTTTTTAATAATAGTTTCAAATTCATCAAATGAATAATTGTTAAAATTCTGTCCAAACTTATTCATATTTATTTATCCTTTTGATATTCAAATATAATTTCTGTTTTAGGGGCATTAATCATAATGATTACACTATGATTTGCTGGTGATTTATTCGTTTACCCACAGCAATTTTGCAAAATATATGAAACGCTCATAATGTGAGAATAATTCTTTACAATAACTGGCATTTCTTCAATAAATTTAGAAAATTGTTCGTCGCTTAGGCCTCGTATGAATTTTCTTTGCTCTTTTTCAAATTCATTTCTCGCCTTGCGTGCCTCGTTTATTGTTTTATACGAACCATAGCATCCTACGTTATCACTACCATTGCATTCTATTAATACTATCGTATACATTTATTTACTCCCCATTAATTGTTCTTTCCATTCGTTTATTGTAAATACTGGTATTCCCATTTTTACAGCATGACCGCACTCTCCTTGACAACCTCGGCTAGATTCCCATTCTGGACACAATACTAAAATGTCACAATGTCCAAGCAAGCTTAAACAGATATCTAATCCCCTTTGATAATCGTCACCAGTTAGATATACATAACCAAAATTATGAATAGGGGAAATATAGTCATGACTGGTATCATTTAAAACTAAATCCCCCATGATTACATCAATTTTTTTACGATTGCTTTCCTTGCCTCCATAAGGATGAGCAACATAAACTAATTTTTTCTTCATAGCATCAACCTTTCAACGTTTCAATATGCACCCAAATTCCTGTTACTGGATTCCAATACTTTTCTGTAATTTCACTACAGACTTGAGCATCATCATTCCAGTAATTCAACTTGGTCATACAGTCCTTAAATAATTTAATAAGATTATCTGTATCTGGCCGAGTGGTTTTCCAATGTGGCGCCTTGCAATTCGCTTTACCGAAACACCACTTGGTAACCAATCGAATAGGTCCCTCTAATGGTTCACTAGGAACATGATCAGCTAAACCAGCCAAGAATATTTGTTTAGCTTGTTTCAATTTATCGGATTCATAAAAGATAGGCTTACCATGTTGTGTATTCACCTGCTTAGTTTGATGTGTAACAGTAGGAACCTTTTTAAGAGGAATGAAAAATTCAATAATCAATAACCAATCCTCCTTTATTGAGAATTAATTGATAATAACCAATACAATTTTCAAAGCCCTTTTGTAATGTAGGGTTCAACCTAAGGGGAAGAGGTAAGAAAAGGATGATTTTAGAAATCCTTTTCCTTACCCCCTTAGCTTGAATCCACCTTACATTGGGACACAAACAATAACAACATACCTATATATATATATAAGGTGTGTTGTTACTATTGTTAACCTATTGTTAATGCACGTATGTTAACAATCTTCAACCTTAAACAACTCACCTTTATCGACATTAAAAATTGGGGTTTCCCTTAAATATCGACGAACGGTCATTTCGCTAACTTCCATAATTTCAGCAACACGTTTAATATCCGCTTTGCCGTTAAATCCATTTTCAGCAGCGGCAATATTAAAAGCATCTACCAATTGCTCTTTTTTCTTTTCCTTAACAGCCTGCTTGCGTTTATTCATCTTGTCTAATCCTTTAGACTGCGGGCTATCAAATTGAGCCATTGCAAGGAACCCATTTGTATCCACTTTGTGAATTGGATATTCAAACCATAAATCCACCGGTTTAAACTTAGGATATTCTCGGAGTGTTCCTTCCATTCGCCATGCAGTACATTGGCTAGTATCAATAGGAGCATCTTGGAGTTTATCCTCGTTCATGTTCTCGAGTTCAAGTTCTAGTAAGTCAAGTAATGCATCTGGATCACGAGCAAATACACCAGAACCGGATGCACGGTCCATTGACCGCTTACCAGTTTGACTCCCTTTTGAATGGTGATGACAATAAATGACTGCGCATTTAAGTTCAGTACATACCTTGTCAAACTGATTGCAGAAATTTGCCATTTGATCAGCGCTATTTTCATCCCCTGTAATAACCTTGTAGATAGGGTCAATAATGATAGCCTTGTAGTTACGTTTTTGGGCCCTACGAATTAACTTAGGAGCCAACTGGTCCATTGGTAATGACTTACCACGTAAATTCCATATGGATATATTCCCAATGTTGGTTGGTTGCTGTTCAAGGGCCTCGTATACATCTTTAAAACGGTGTAAGCAGGATGCCCTATCAAGTTCCAAATTGACGTATAGAACTTTGCCTTGCGTGCAGTCAAATCCAAACCACGGTCTACCTTCAGCAATGGAAATGCACAATTGAATTAACGCAAATGATTTGCCGGCTTTAGATGGTCCAGCAATGAGCATCTTATGTCCTTCACGAAGAATCCCTTCAATTAATGGAGGTGCAAGGTCTGGCATGTTATCCCATAATGCGTCAAGTTCTTCTGGTTCCGGTAAGTCATCATTAACCGATGCGATCCATTCTTCCCATTCCTTATAGTTTTCTTTCCCCATGTTGGTTGCCATAAGGAATTGGGGTTTACCGTCACGCATAACACCCGGCATTCTAGATAGTCGACTAGGATTACGATTTTTTTTATCCGGCTTAAAGCCATTTTTTTGAGCGATAGAGTATATAAAGTCAACACGCTTTCTGTATTCCTCATAGGAGTAAGCATCAACTTTAACGATTGCATGAATTGATTTACCACCACTAAATACCATAGCTGCAATTGGTAATTCTAATTGTTCAAGAATGGCTTTTTGTTTTCCGAGTGACATATTGTCAGACTCTAATAACATATACCGAAATGCGGTTACATTGTCGTTCTTGACACCTTTACCATCAATTGGATTAAACCGAATCCATGCGCCCATTTCTTTGTTAAAGCTGCCAAACACATTTTCTAATTGTGTCGTGCCATTAATACCATCTATAATTTGTTGTACCGTGCGGCTATAATTTCCCATCGTAGGGGACTGTTTGCCGTCCGGTAAAGCAAATGTATTAACTACATATCCAACGTACTCCTCTGGCTCAAATAACGTGGTCAAATAGGTAACAATATCTTGTTTACGTTGCTCTAAAGGATATGATTTAGGAATATGAACATCAGATTCTTCAATCCAGTTCTTATCAACAACTTGATATTGTTCAGGAGTAGTGGCCAATACCATGGAATCAAAACTTAATGCTTCATTATTTTCAAGCTTACGTTTTGATGTCCATCCGTTTTCTTTTGCCATTTGAGTGATCGTTGCACCTGTAACAAGTTTTCCAGTATACCGGCCAAATGATTCCCATTTAGCAGCGCATTCACCTTCATGGAATCGCTCTCCATCATCTGCAGACCATTCTTCCCATATAAACATAGGATAGCCCTCTTGATGGAGAGCAAGTCCTACGTTTAACCATTCCTCATAGGAGCATTGGGCAGGGTCTATATATTCGAGTAATTCTCGTAAATCAATTTTGCTTTCCATGTTTACTCCTTACCATTGGGGAACGAATTCTTCTACAGGTGGTTTATATGTAGCCGGCACAACACCCTTAGGAATGCGCCAACCACTAGCACTAATACGACTAATCATCTTAGATGCTTGATTATTACTCCATGTTCCTACATTCTTAAATCCTTTGTTTTCAAGGAATCTAATTTGTTTAGGCGTAGACAAGCCTTCTTCACGACGTTTTTGTAATCTATCAATGAGCATAGATGCTTTGCCAGCATCTTCAATGTTGTCACCATTAATCCCAAATTGCTCAAGTGTTTTCTTTTGACTATCCGTAATCGCACTCATTTGCCAACCAAAGGCTGGAACATAATGGGTAAGGTCTTCAGCTTGGATAGAAAACTCGAATTGCAACGGATCAACAAGTTGCGCTTTCTTCTTACGCATAGCAGCAAGTTCTTTTGCAAGTGCTTCTTCACGTTGAGCTAATACATCAGATTCTGCATCTCTTTCGCATTCTTCGAGGTCCATTCCTTTTTCTTCAAGAATTTCCGTCATGCGTTTGGCCACATCATCTGACTTAGCGATTAAATGAGCAGGTCTACATAATTCGTGACGTTCTACGTGCCATAGAAAATCTAAAATTAATAGATGATCTTTACCCGGTGAAAGACGTGTGCCACGGCCTATCATTTGACAATATAAGGCACGCGACCGAGTAGGGCGTAACACAATAACACAATCAACGCTTGGACAGTCCCATCCTTCCGTGAGCAGCATTGAATTGCAAAGTACATTATATTTACCTTCAGCAAATGCTTGTGTAATTTCTGTACGGTCTTGACTTTTGCCATTTACTTCTGCTGCTTTAAATCCTCGCTCATTAAGAATTTCACAGAATCGTTGACTGGTAGCAATTAATGGTAAGAATACGACGATTTTTCTATCTTTATATTCCATTAATTTATTGGCTATTTCCTCTAAGTAAGGCTCTAATACTCTACCAATATCACCTACAGCAAAATCGCCAGTTGAAATCTTAACCGATGAGATATCTAATGTGAGCGGTAATGTTTGTACCTTAATCTTAGACAAGAACCCCTCTTGAATAGCTTTAGGTAAGGTGTACTCGAATGCTAAACTTTCAAATACACGTCCTAAATTTTTCATATCTGAGCGATCTGGTGTAGCCGTTACACCTAAGACTTTGGCTTGGTCAAAGTAATTTAATATAGCCTGATAACTACTAGATACAGCATGATGTGCTTCGTCAATGATAATGACATCAAAGTACGTTTTACTGAACATTGACAATCGTTTGTCTTTGCATAATGTTTGAACAGAACCGACTATGATGCGGTCCCATTGTCCAAGACATGTATGTTCAGCCTTTTCCATTGCCGTTGTAAGTCCTGACGCACTCATAATTTTGTCAGAAGCTTGCTGCAATAGTTCTTCACGATGCGCAAGGATAAGAACACGCTTACCCCTGCGAACCGCTTCCTCCGCAACTTTGGCAAAACAGATTGTTTTGCCTGTGCCAGTCGGAAGAACCAACAATGTTTTATTAACCGTTTCCCATTCATGCCATATCGAGTCTACAGCTTGTTGTTGATACGGTCTAAGTTTCATTAGAATGCACCGTATCCATTTGCTTGAGCATTAGGACTTGCAAAGCATTTTTTAATTTCGTTGCGAACGCCATTATTGCCGTCATTTTTTACATAGCCTTGTTGTGTTAATTCACACATAGCAGATTTGCCAATTAATTGTTCAGGGTCAGGATTGTAGTTTTCACCTTTTTTAGCAAGACCTACGGCCATAAATAATTCTGTGACCTTCCAAATGGTTGACTTTGTATAAAATAAGTTGTGAATCAATTTTGTTTTGCCTTGATCCCCACCATCAACTTCTAGTGTGATTTGAGCTTGTGGACAAGATGGCAGCTTGCTACCTTCTTTTGGTTCATAGAATTTCTTTTCTACATTAGTAATAACAAATGGATAAGAACCAGCTTCAAGTAACGTGTATTCACGTTCTTCCGCTAAAATAGGTTGGTCAAATGAATATACTTCTTCTGCTTTACCGAATGTTTCAAAATTGCTTTGTGCTGTCATAATAATTAATTTCCTTTCTTAATTGCTTCAACAATATTTGGCCAGAATGGGATAATCCATCCATTAACGAATTCTGGATCATAATTTTCAAATGGTGTACCAGCTGGATACTTACCACGAGCGATAACTACAGATTGAACTTGTTCTAATGTGATACCATCTTTAACCATTAAGTCTTTTAATGGTTTAGGAATAGCCGTTTCAACTAATGGTGTTTCGTTTTTGTTGGTGTCAACATTTTCCTGAGGTGGTGTTATTACAGGTTGTGTTGTAGTAACTTCCCCAACTTGTTCCTTGGTAGCATTCATTACTTCTGGAGCATATTCATTATTAGCGGCTTGCGCTAATTCTTGTGCTGCAGCAGTTGGTAGAATATCATCAGGAATAACATGAGCGATTTGACTATATTCAAATGGCATCACATCTGGTAATCCATGACGATTTTTAGCATCCCATGCAGGGTTATGAGTAGCGTACATTAAACGCTTACCATTGGTTGCTTTCTTTTTGTTTGTTTGAGTAGTAATGATTTCATTTTTATAATTGGCAAAAAGTACCATGTCCGCCCATTCTTTAATAAGTGGAGAGGTTTGACTTCCTGTCTTTTTGCCAAGCTTCAATTCAAAACGATCATATGCGCCTAACTCATCTGGCTGTTCAAACTTACGAATTTGAGCATGAGCAGTAAGTACTACATTCATACCTGCATTGATAACTTCATCAAGTAGGTTTAGGAAACGTCCCATTTCCTCACGGACAAATACATATCCGTTACCATACCCAAAATCTTCAATACCAGATTTATTATGTTTAGCACAGATGTACTCAACACATAACTGTTCCGCCCAGTCAATCGTGTCAATGACTAAAGTCCGATAGAACCCCGGCATTGTTGCAAATTCCTTAACAAAGGAAATAAGCATTTGCCATGATGTAGGCTTATCTGTACGAGCCACATCTAAATGGTCTGTGCTGCCTTCCGTATCAATAAATACAGGTGAGGGAAAGTGACTGGCAAATGTTGTTTTACCAATCCCCTCGGTGCCATACACAACGACCTTCTGAGCTCGTTTTCGTTTACCTGTCGTAATATTCATTAAAAATCACCCCATTCATTTTTAGTTTCATTAACTGGTGCTGCCACATTACTGTACTCTTCACCTTTGATGTGTCCATCTTCAATAATGATGGAGCATTCATCTTGGTTATTAGTAACACGAGTAGCAATGACTTGTAGACCTTCCGATTCAAGCCAAGCTCCAAATTCTTTCATAGTGTCTACATCCATTTGTTCGAGTTTATCCATAAGTACAAATCCACACTTAGGATTTAAGGCTCTAACAATGGCCGTAGCCACTTTGAGTTGTTCAGCACCGGACATGCAGTCCCATTGACGATCATTGTAAATAAGAACGCCATCTTGGATAGATAATCCCGGCAAAGGCATTTGTACGGATTCAAGCAGTTTATTTTTATCTTGTCTGATGGTTTCAAGTTCACCAGTCAAGTTGTCATAATCTGCTTTATAATCAGCAGCTTCCTGCAATGCCCTTGCACGTTCTTGATTAGCACGTACCTTTTGATTAATGGCATCTACATTTTTGATTTGCTCCTCGAGTTCAGCCGTAGATTCATCCTCAAGGTCTTTAGCTGCTGTTGTTGCAATATCATAATCTTCAGCTAATTGCGCTTGCTTAGCTTGCAGTTCTTCCAGTTTCTTTTGCGCTTCATCAACCAAGTTATTTACAGTAACCATTTGAGCTTGAATAGCTGAAACGTTGTTACGTTTCTTTTGGTTCTCTGCATTTTTCAATAAAATGGTTTGTTGTTGTTGGATAAGTTCCGATGCGCTAATCGGTTCAAGTGGCACATCATCATAGCCAACCAACTCTTTAGCGTACTTGTCTTTCTGCGTGGCAATTTGACCGATAGAATGACGTTTTGCGTACACCTCTTGGTGTTTACCTTCGAGTTTATTTAATTCGTCTTCTACGCCCAATAATTTCAAAAGTTCATTTGCTTTTTCTTTGTCACTCATTTCCATGAACTTAGGAAGGTCTAAGGCTAATTGGCCAATAAACCCATCTAAAATACGTTGACCAGATTTTTTACCTTCTGGATCTACGACTTTTAATGTGCTGCTGTTACCACTACGTGTAACAACTAAACCATTGGATAATTTCACTTCTAATTTAGGTGGGTTGTAGCTTCCATCACGTACCGCACTAGATGGTTCAAATTTTGCACCACCTAGTGTCCAAGCAATGGCATCAAGGATAGATGTTTTCCCTTGTCCATTCTTTCCACCAATAATGGTTAATCCATTAAGGGATGGTTCATATGAAACGGCTTTAACGCGTTTCACGTTTTCCAGTTCGAATGAGTTTATTTTTATAGATTCCTTCATGTATTTGCTCCTTATTCTTGAGTACCAGACAATAATAAGTAATTGGTTAATTCAGATTTAATGGAATCTGTTTCAGATTTGATGGCATCTTTAATGTAACGATTCATAATTGGACAAGATAACTTGAATAATAATTTATCCCCTTCATCTTTAGGTTTAATGATGTCTAATTGCACTTCAACTTTTTGAGTGAATTGGCTTTCATTAAGAATAACCATGTTAACGAAGATAAACCGAGGCATTTTTAAAGTACCTTCCGCTTCTTTTACCTTGATGCTCATAACATAGTTGTCATCATCAGTTCGAGTGAAATCACCTTCTGTTTGCATTACATATTTGAAGTTTCTAACAGCAATTAAAAGCTTTTCGTAATCCTCAATTTCAGGTTCATGAATTCGGAGCAAATCAAGCATTTCTTTTTGCGTTAAATTTAGATTAAAGATGGAGTTCCATTCTTTAAACTGTTCGCTTTTTTGAAATGCATAAACGATTTTATCTTGCGTACGATCTGTTACAGTGCAGTCTGTTACTGCTACCACCTTTTTGTCTGAATATGTAATGACAGTCGTTTTAGGGTCGCCTTTAGCTTTTACACCTTTAACAAATGATTCAGCGCTACTAAGTTCATATCTAAATCCGTTATATTGAAATATGTCATTGGCTTCACCACGACGAATAACTAATTCACCATTTTCTGTTTGTACATTCAAATTAAATTTTTCTTCCATTGTGTTAACCTCTCTTTTCAGTAGTTGAATTAAATGTTAGGACTTCTAATTGCGGCTTTTCGTTGACATCGACTTTTACGGTGAAGTCATCCGCATAAGAACCAATAGCACGACGTGAGATAGCTGGTAATGTTGATTTAATATTGTAACCAAGTTCTACGATGGTATCGGTATCTGGAACTCGTAACATTTCAATATTGATGGTGATTTTAGCTTTCTGACCCTTTGAAATTTTTCGTAATGCATCTTTGTACATTTCTTCAAATTCAGCTTCTAATTTTCCATCACAAATATTAGTTAGATTTAAGACTTGTTGTTTTTCATTCATTTGTTTTCTCCTTACTTTTTTTTAAAATTTGAATAATGTCATAAAAAAAAAGGATCTTTACTATCCATATCTTTATAACGTTCGTCAAAAATAATTTGTTTTTTTTTTTTTGATACGTTTGCATTGTTCCGATGCAAACTTGAAGATATAAGACTTTGTTATCGTCTGATATATTTTCTTTAACAAATCCAATTGTTGCACCAAGAAGTACTGCTAATACTTCTTCATTATTTTCAAAACTGTCTTTGTTATAGCTAATACCTATCTTTTTATCTGGATTAGCTTCATCTATTAAGATTTCAATGCGTTTCATTTGTCCTCCGTGGTATAATTACTTTAGGTTTTTACCTAGCCCGCTAGTCTTTCCAATTGCTATTAGCGGGCGTTTTCTTTTTCATATACATCGGCACACACCCAAACAAGTCCGCCTGTAATGATTTGCAATAAGAATTGAACAAACCCAATTTTATCGATTTCTAGGCTTCCCATGGATCCAATAATCCATATGAAAGCAGCCCATTTTAAAGCAGCAGTAATCACAACTTCAACTCCCTTCCTACCATAACCAGTAAATCACTGGTTATTTTTCTTATAGCATTTTTGAGTTTTTCGTTTTCTTCAAGCAGGCTATCACGCTCCTTTTCTAACTTCCTGTATTGTAGTGGACTGTATTTATCTACAATGCCTACTAGCGCCTCGACTTCTTTTTTATTGAAGCGGACGCCCGGAAGTCCTTTTACTTCACGTAGGATGCCACGTTCCCTAAGATTGTTGACGCTGCTTTCACTACATTGGAGTAATTCTGCAACATCTTTTATCGTATAAACAAGTGGGCACATTGCTATTCTTCATCCACATAAATAACACGTGCACCTTTGACTGGAGTACTGCTATTATCTATTTCATTAAGAACTGTACAAGAACTATAGATGGCTAAATCAAAACTAGAGCCAGTTAACGTCATTTGTTTTTTTAATGCTTGTGTAATTGCTTTAACATGTGGTAAAAGAGCATCTTCAAAGTCGAATGGCGCTTCTTCAACTGGAGCATTCACTTCTTTTAAATCCGGATATTTTTTATCTAGTACTTCATACTGTCTAATTAGCTCTGGAAGTATCTGTGGTGTAGATCTTGATTCAATAATGTACAATATGTACTTTTTTAAACGTTTTTTAATATCTTGCATAATGTGCCTCCATTTTTGCCATTCTATCTGCTTCACGACATTCTCTAATTTTGCCGTGGATAGATTTTCTAAATAATTTGCTTGTATGCCGCTTTGCGAAATAATCTTTAATGATCTTTCGCCAATATTGTGCATACTCAGCATTACGACCAGCCCACCCAAATACTTGAGGTTGGTGTCCATAGACATTGTGAGCTACTAACAGGTCTTTTTGATTTTGTACTAACATTTAAACCAGCGCCTATTAAGAAATCGGATTAAAGCAACGACCATATACGTTTTGATGAGAACCCGGCTTTCCGTAGTGTCTACGAAGCACGTCAGATTCGTTTTCACGAGCCTTATTTATGGCTTAATCCTGAAAACATTCCCAACCATAGTTAGTAATATTTTCTATCCCCCATATCTCCCGTTTGTAATCAAGTTCGTCATTCATTACAGTTGAAAAGCTGTTGTTTAGGACATCATTAAATTTTCTGTTGATAAACTGTTTCATGATTTTTCTCCTTTTCTACTTAAAGTAGACTAATAAGGCAAAAGAATATCATCCATGGTGACAGAATATAATCGACACAATTCATTTAAATTCCCATAATCAATTTCTGTTTTTCCATTTTCCCAGTTATTGATTGTAACCTTAGATTTCTTCATTTTCCTTGCTACTTCTTCTTGTGATAGATTTGCGTTAACTCTCGCAGCTTTTAAAGAAATTTTCAATCGCTTCAATGTATCCCTCCTTCCTTTGATTATTAGTATAGTTTACTTAAAGTAGAATGTCAATACTAAAAGTAAACTTTTTTATAAAATAGTATTGTATTTTACTACTTTAAGTATTAATATATAGATACGCAGGAGAGGAGAATAGGAGCTTATTATGGATTCTAATTACAAGAGAGTGTTTGCTCAAAACCTTAGCAATTTATTAGCAGCAAACAAAAAGACACAAGCGGATTTAGTAGCTGATTTAAAGTTAAACAAATCAACTGTTTCAACATGGGTTAATGGAACTAAGATGCCTAGAATGAACAAAATTGAACAGTTGGCTAATTATTTTGGTGTAGAAAAATCAGATTTAATTGAAGATAAGTCGGATATAAATGATTCATATTACGTAGATCCGGAAGTAGCAGAATATGCAAATAAATTGAAAGACAATCCTGATATGCGATTGTTGTTTGATGCAGCTGAGGATATGTCAAAAGATGATATTGATTTTGTAGTTAATTTAATTGAGGGGTTAAAGAAACGCGAAGGGAAATAATCATGTTAAGTAATTATCAAAAAGATGAAATAACTCAATATTGTATAAATTATGCGCAAATTCCATGTTGTTTTTCTATTTTTATTGCCGGATTTATTGCCACATTGATTTATTCATTTACAAAAGATTTTTACGCTGTATTTATAGCAATGTTTATTCAATCCACCATTACCGCAATTGGGCTATGGTATTTAATAAAGAAAGAAATTCATAAATTATTTTTTCACATTACCGGTTACGATAAAATACATTGGGAAAATGACATAGATTAAACATTGAATAAAAAGGGAGTGTGTTGTTATGTCTATTAATTTAATTTATACGCAATTAAAGAAAACCCAAACAGCAGTAGTACGTCTTAATGAAGATGGCAGTCATTCTATACTGGTTAATTTAAATAAGCCTTTTGATGCTCAACGAATTAGTGTACTACACGAATTAGGACATATTAAACATGATGACTTTCATTCTGAAAAACATATTAATTTAATAGAACGGATTGCTCATGATAGAGAATTAGATGAAGATATAGATGAGGAATTCTTTTATCACGTGGTTAATAGCAAGGACGTGTAATTATGCAATGCAATATGACGGTTCGCAAAAAAGATGGCAATTACCAAATAATTGTCAGCTATAAAGACGGTATAAAATGGAGGCAAAAATCCAAACAGGGTTTTGCTACTCAAAGAGAAGCAAAACTTTATGGGCAAAAAATTATTGAGGAATTAAAAAAGACTGTCACCAATCCCCTTGATGACAGTCTAAAAGATATAACGCTTATTCAGTTTTATCAGATTTATATTCGGGAAAAGATTAATATATCCGCCAATTCAGTACTGATCTACAATAATATCATGGAGAAATATTGTGAGCCCTTACATGACAGAAGAATGCGTGATATTACCCATTCCGATATTTTTACATTGATTTCTAATTTGTCAAAATCAGCGGCAAGTAAAAATTTGTGTATTGTATTACTACGTGCCGTTTTTAATTATGCTATCAATCCATATCGGTTAATTCGCAATAATCCATGTGCCGCCATTAAGAGATATCGTAAACAAAGTACACGATCAATCACAACAATTCCAATAGAAGATATGGACATGCTTTTACATAATATTGAACATAGTCACCCAACGTATTATTTGTTATGCAATATAGCAAGATATACAGGCGCAAGGTATGGTGAGATTATAGCATTACAATGGTCTGATATAGACTTTGACAATAATACTATATCAATTTCTAAGCAATGGGCACAATGTGAACGTAATAAATATGACTTTAAATTACCAAAAAGTAAAAATAGTATTCGTATAATTCCTATTCCGCCTATACTTTCTAATTTATTAAAACAGCATCAATGTAACGGATCGGATAGATTATTTCCGTTTCGCACTAGTCGAAGCAGTCAATTAAATGAACTGATTCAACGGTTCCTTCCCGGAAAATCAATTCATATGTTTAGACATACATACGCTACTACATTATTAGGCAATAATGTAGACATACAGACTGTTGCCAGTTTACTTGGAGATAATATAAATACAGTTATTAAAACATATATCCATTTTTCGGATGAAATGAGAAAAAATGCTGCGGATAACGTGGCAAATATTTTTGGTTAATTATTTTTGACGATTATATGACGAAAATCTATAGAGCCCTATTTATCAATGTATTCTATAGCTTTATTTTATAATATATGTATTATACCATTAAAAGAGACTAAATATAATAGAAATAATAGCACCCACTAAAATAACAACAGTTGCGACAGTGAGAATGATGCTGCCAAAGAATACAACAGCAGCCAAAATAATCCCTAAAACAATGAACAATATAATTCGACTAAGCCAGCTTGTACTATTAAAGCTATACACCTTAACTTTCGGTTCATATTGATTGTTTTCATCGTAATATTGTTGCTCGTCATTGATATTGGTTGGCGTTGAATCTACATGGACGGAATCGCCTACCTCTTCAATAGTTACACCATCAAATTCTCGTCTCTCATCATCGGATAATACGCGTGTATTAGGTTCACCAGAATAAGTACTGCGACTATAAGTATCATCTGATTTACCATTTCTATATGTATTTTGATTATTGTTTATATTGTGTTGATCATTCAT